TGGACTATTTCACTTAGGGGTGGTAGTACTTATAAAGGTTTGTTAGTTAGACTTTCAGATACAAGTACATCAACAACGACAGACTTAATTCCATCTACAGATTTAACTACAACATTATCTGATGGTGCATGGCATCAATTGACATTAACATTTGGCCTCGATGATGTTGCAAGAATATATTTAGATGGATTAGTTAAAGCATCTGCTACTTTAACGGGTTTTGACTTCACTAATACTCGTAGACTTTTGCTTGCATCATTTGAAGACAATATTAATTTTCCAGTAGGTCAATTTCCTTTAAATGGAAAACTTGCAGAAGTGTTAATATATGATGATGAGTTATCTGCATCTGAAGTATTGTTAAACTATAATGCAACAGCTAGTAGATATTAAAGTGGTTTTGTATTAGAAAAAAATAATAATTTTTAATAACCAAATTAGGTGAAAGTATAATAACAAATAGATGTCACACAACTTAGAACATAGAAACTACATAATATTTAACACCTCTCATTTAGGTATTATAAACTTTAACGAGGTGTTAGAGGATTCTATCGCTACTGTAAGAAAATCTATAGATGGACTTAAGGTAGTTTTAAAATGGGATGGAGAGACTATTCCTACTTCTGTTCAATCGCTACCATCTCATGATGGTATATATAACAATGAAGAGGTATTACAAATTATGAATACTACTGAGTGGACAAGTTATGATACTTTATAAAAAAATAAAAATGAACAATCAAGATCACATATTAGGTTTCCAATCGTATAAAGAATTACTATGTACAACTTTTTGCAATTTTAAAAAATACAACATGAAAAATATATTTCTAACATCTTTGCTTTTAGCAACTTTTTCAGAAGTTATAGAAATATGGTTGTGGTCTCCCGCATGGACACTTATATTATTTTGGTTAGTATTTACGTTAGATTTTTTTAGTGCAGTAGCTGTATCAATTAGTGCAGAAAAAAAAGATAAAGATGTAGATGTTAAAGGTTTCAATACAAGAAAAGCTACAAAATTTATAATAAGCATTATAGCTGCTACATGTGTATTGGTAATACTACATATGTTAGGCAAAGCATTAACAGAGTATGAATTTCATAAACAAATTGTTTTTGCTTTTGAATATATGGCTATTACAGTTTATTGGATGTGGTTACTATTTAGTTTTACAAGTAGTTTAAAGCATTTGTCTGAATTAGGAGTAGTACCAACGCCAATAGCAAAATTTATTATAAAATACATTGATAATCATAAAAATAAATTAAATTATAAAAAATAGTATTATGGCATTATTTCGAACAAATATTAACTATAAAACACTTTTGAAAAAGAAAAGTGAAATTATTAAAAGAAAACCAAACTTAGTATCTAGAAGAACAAGTGGCTTTGGTCAAATATTTAATGGGTGTTGTGATCGTTATGCTTTTTCTAAACCTACAGGTTCTGGATCATTAACTAAAGGAAACAATAAGACAGGTGGTTTATTTAACTGTGACTGTTTAGAATTCTAATGAGCTACAATTCACAACATAGATATATTAGTATTGATGGTGTTAAAATTGACACTAAATACAACCTTGTTGTAAATGGCACAAAACCAGTAGAAGATAGATTTTACTATAGTTCTACTAATAAAAAAATTAAGTGCTATGATAAAAAGAAAAGGAAATATATCAATGTTGAGTATTTTAGTCCAGTAATTTACGATCAAGACCACAAGCCTATACAATACTCTAATAAATGGGAAGTTTATGATGATATTGAAAAGAAAAGTAAGAAAATTATAAACATACATTTTCCTAAAAAATATTTAGACTTTTGGTATGAAGAAAGAAGAAGATGTATAGAAGGATATGAAGTTGGTGGTGTAAAGCTAACAGGTGCGCATTATTGGTATCTAAATTATTGGAGAATTAAATCTAAAAAAAGAGGACAAGGATATATACCACCTAGATTTTTAGATTTAGACAAAGAGTTTTTTGACTTATTAGACAAAGCAAGAAACGAAGAAAAAAACATCATGTTTTTGAAAAGAAGACAGATTGGTTTTTCTGAAAAAGTAGCTGCGCTTGTTGCATATGAATATACTTTTTTTAATGCATCAGAATCATTAATTGTTGCAGGTTTAGAAAGCTATGCAGATAATACAATGAATAAATGTCGTACAGGATTAGATGCATTATCTCCTGATAAAGCAAATGCTGGTAGGCCATTTTACAAAAGACGCAAAGCAGGTAAAGATAAGCCTGAGGAATTTTGGAGTGGTTATAAAACTTCTGGTGGTGTTGTGAAAGGTTATGAGTCTAAAGTATTTGCAATAACAACAAAAGACAATCCACAGGCTGCATCTGGAAAATCTCCTACATTAGTAATAATGGAAGAGGCAGGTATTAACCCACTTCTTGATAGAGTATATGGTATGATAAAGCCATCTATTGAAGAAATGGGAAAAAAGAACGGCAGAATAATTGTGTTCATTGGAACTGGTGGAGAAATGGATAAAGGCGTTGCGCAAATGATGCGCATGTTTAACAACCCTGAAAAATACGACTTATTAGCCGTAGAAAATGTCTGGGATGAGGGTATTGCTCCTGGCTCTTTTTGCTGTCCTTTCTTCCCTGCGTGGAAATACTACGTTATGGATAACGATGGTAATTCATACAAAGAACAAGGTATGAAATTACTAAAAGAAAAAAGAGCAAAATTAGGTAATAATAAAAAAGATCTGCACGAAGAAAAAACACAGATGCCTTTTACGCCATCAGAAGCATTTAGTGTTAGTGGATTATCACCATTTAATACAGAAAAGCTAGAAAGACAACGTAAGTTTTTACTTTCTGAAAAATGGGAAGATAAAATACAATGGGGTAATCTTGAATGGATATATGCTAAAGATTTATCAGAAGACGAAATAGATGATAAAGTATTATTTCAAGATGGTAAAATGTCACAAGTTGTAGGTGTAAGATGGGTGCCTGCACCTGAAACACATGTTTCTGATTTAGACACAGAAGGAGATTACAGATATCCTTATATGATTATTGAGCATCCGCAAAGGCCTAATAATGGTGGTGATGACTTTGAATTCTTTTTTAAACAACCTGTATATGATTCATTATATGGTGCTGGAACAGACCCTTATGATAAGCCACAAGCAGCAAGTTCTGATTCTGTAGGTTCTTGTTCTATATTTAAAGGCTATTTAAATAGTGATTCTACATCTAGTATGTTTGTAGCACGAGTATCATGGAGGCCATCAAAACCTGAAAAGTTCTATGAGTCTACATTAAAACTATGTTGCTATTACAATATGTGTCAAAATCTTATTGAATGGTCAAATGTTAATATTTTTAGTTATTATAAAAATCAAGGATTTGAGTTCTTGTTAAAAGAAAGACCATTAGTAACATATGCTACTATGAAAAACTCAAAAATTGATAACAAGTACGGTATAGACCCACACACTAAGCACATTTGGGAGGGAAGATACGCTACATATATAGAAGAATATTATTTCAATATGTTCGATATTGAATCAGTACAAAGAGCATTAGCGTATAGAAAAATGAAAGGTTCTAAGAAATATAATTGCGATATAACTATATCTAATATGTTAGCACTAGAACATATGGTTGATAATAAACATTTGGGTATTGTAGTAGACGACGGAGAAAAAAAAGATGATGAATATACAATGCCTATTGGTGGATTTTATTCACAAAATGGTAGTTTTGGCCATATAGGTTCTGATGAAACAATTTATGAAGATGTAGATGGATTTTACGAATTATGAGTGAATATTTAAGTGATTTAACAATAGTATTACAGTTACCTAAACCTTTAGAAGAATACTCTAAAGAGGATCAACTGAATTTAGCGAAAATGAAAATGAGAGCATTTATAGATGAATCTGATTTCAATTCGCATGCACCTAGAAATGCACAAGTAGTACAAACAGAAAAACAAAGAGATGCATATTGTAGACGTATTTATCAAAATACATCTATGACATCAGACTTTGATTATTTATATAGAGATGTAGATAAAAAAGTCAAAGACAAAAATGGTATTATTAAAACACTTACACTTAAACAGCCTGCGAGAGTAAGACACATTCCTATTGTATCTCCAAAATTAAGAGCATTAATATCAAGAGAGAAACTTAGACCACTAAAATTAAGAGCATTTGCAATTGACAAAGAAAATATTGACAATAAAATAAATGCGAAAACTAATGAAATAATTAATAAGTATAGCATTAAGAGTAGACAGAAGTTAAATGCTTACAATTTGCAACAAGAAGCATTAATGTACCAAGCGCAATTGATACAACAACAAATGCAAAATCCTGAACTGCAATCTAATTTAGAATTGCAGAACATGATAAAATTAGTTGAACAAGAATTAGAGTCTATTAATTTTATATTACAGCAAAATATAGAAATTAGCCAAAAAGAACTTGATGCTATAAATAAGTTTTATAAATACAACTATAAAGATTTTCAAGAACAAATTTCTGAAAAAATACTTAACAATTACGTTGTAAATAATAATTTAAAAGGTCTTTTTAATAAAGCATTTGAAGAAAAACTTATTACAGACAAACCTATCTATTATGTTGATTTTGTACAAGGAATGAAACAGCCTGTTACAGAATTAGTAAGACCAGAATACCTAGATTATCAATATAGTGAAAACACAGATAATATATCTGATGTAGGTTGGGCTGTTAGACTTACTTATCTTACATTCGAAGAAATTATTATTAAATATGGTGCGCATTTATCTGATAAAAATATTGAAAGTATTAAAGCAGAAATGCCTAGACAAAATGCACGTAGCACATCTAATTTAGATAGATTACCTGATGGCCAATTTGTTGGATTAGATGATAGACACCATCATGCAGCGCACAATGAACTATACCCGGTATATCAATGCTATTGGAAAGAATATGTAGCTGTACCTGCTCTTGTGACAAAAAATAAAAATCCTAATAAATATTTGTCTTCTAAGCCTGATTTTATAGAGTTTAAGACAGTTGATGAAATGAAACAACTGACTAATACAAAAGCAAAAAGAAATAGGCTTAAGAAAAAAGGTGTTAAAGCTGCAGTTAGATATAGAGTTGATCTTTGGGAAGGAATTAAAATTGGTGAAGAAAATTGGATTCTTGTAGGTAAAAAAGAAAATCAACCTAGAGATATTAAAAATCCTTATGATGTTAAGCTACCATTTATAGGTAAAAACATTTATAGATTTAACCAATCAAGATCACTTGTTTGGGAATGTAGAGACATTCAAGAGTTATTTAACATTTTACACTACCAAGAAGAACTTTTAATTGCATTATCTGGTGTTAAAGGTGTTGTTTATGATTTAGCACAAAAGCCTGAAGGTATGTCTCCACAAGAGATAAATTACTATATGCGTCAAGGTATAATGTATATTAAAACTGTTAAAAATAATGGCAAAAAAGTAAACTCTTCTTTTAATCAGTTTCAGTCTTTTGATCAAACAATATCACCAGCAATTCAATATATTAATGCTATGAAAGCTAATCTAATCAACTTAGTTAGCATGATTACAGGTATATACCAAAATTTAGAAGGTCAAGTTGCTAATACTGACCAAGTTGGTACAATGCAAATGAGTATACAGCAATCTTCTGCATCTGTAGAAATATACTATCAGGAAATGGAAGATTTAAATGAAAAAGTATTAACACGAATTGCAAATTTGTACGAAAATCAAAAAGATATGGACATATCAGGTGCATATATTTTAAATAAATTAGAACAAGAAGTATTTAATATTCCCGCTGGAACTTTAGAAGGAAAATTTCAAGTTTACATTAATAGTGGCATTAAAGAAAAAGAAGCTATAGACAATGCAAAAAGAATTGCATTAAATAAATTCCAAAGTGGTGAGATGAAAGGTTCAGAATATCTTAGTATCTTAGATATGGAATCGTTAACAGAAATGAGAAAATTCTTTGCAGAATCAGAAGAAAAAATGATGAAAATTGCAGAGCAGACACAAAATAAAGCTGCAGAGCAACAACAAAGAATGATAGAATTGCAACAAGAAATGGAAGCAAGAACGCAACAATTTGATGCAGAGTTGCAAACTAAATTAAAACAATTAGAATTATCTGTTGAAGAGCGAAAAAACAATATAAAACAACAAGAAATTGAAATTAATCAAGCTATACAACAAGAAAATTTAAAAATCAAAGAAAAAGAAATTGATAGCGAAAGACAAATAGAAGAAAAATATTTAGAGTTTCAGAAAAAAGAATTAGCAATAAATGCACAAAATCAAAAAATGCAAATATTAATTGCTAACATGAAATCTAAAATAGAGAATTTAAAATCAAGATCAAAGGAGAAAATTAAAGATTAATTATGGAACAGAATTTATCAGAAAACACAGAGAATCAAGTTGTTACAAACGAACAACCAGAGTATACTCCACCGAAACTTACGGTAGCAGATACATCCAAAGCAGAATTTTGGGATGATGTTATTGACGAAGACCAACAACAAACACCTCAAACAAATGTAGATACAAATCAAACAAATCAAGAATCGCAAACACAAGATGATTCTTTAAACGATGATAGTGATTTACATTATACAGGAAACAACCAATACATATCTGCTTTAGAACAATGGGCTAGACAGAATGGATATAGTTCAGAAGAATTTGATGTTACACAATTAGATGATTCATTTGACGAAGAGCAGATGAATTATGTAGTAGGTAGGTTACAAGCTATGAAACATATAGATACACTTGACCCTAAACTACATAAGCTAATTGAAAACAACATTAATATAGATCAATACGTACAAGAAAGATTACAGTACGAAAGTTTAATGAATTTACCTGATGAAAATTTATTCAAAGGTCAATTATATAACCATTTGGTTAATCAACACCATCAAATGGGAACATTACAGTTAGACAAAGAAAATAATATAACAGAGGATTCACAAAATATGATACTTGAAGAAGTTGAAAAGTATTATTCACGCCTTAGTCCTGAGCAAGTCACGAATAAGGTAAATGAAATAAGACAATCACTTACTCAATCTATCGACCAAATACCAAACTCTTTACAACAAAGAAGTGAGCAAGATTATCAAAACCAACTTGAAAGTTTTAATGAAGAAAGAGAGTCTTACATTAAACATGTGAACGAACAAATTGACAAATCAAAAAACATCGTTGTTAATTTTTCA